GAAGAACGGCATGATCGCATCATCACGCTCCTCGCACCGCCGAACGCCGACCGTCAGGGACATGCCGTTTTCACCAAATACCATCATGCTCATCCGCCGAACTCCTCGGTAAAGCGGCGCATACCCTCCATGGCCGCGCTGTCCTCGCACTCCTCAGAGATGATGTACGTACGCGACATCCCGGAATGCTCTCCCGAACCGACCGCCTTCACGCGGTAATTGTGATTCTGCCCGCCCTCATCGTAGCCAAGTGGATCGACTACAACATTGCAAAGAACTCTTTTCATGCTGATCTCCTACATTCAGTGCGTAGATAAACGCACAACGGTCATGTGTTGTAAAGCGGAGCTTCAGCGTTGTGGGTGACAAAACGCTTCATGTCCTCAAGGTCCGCAAGGCGTTCCGGAGCGCGGGTCAGTAGCCCGATCTGGCGCAGGTGTCCGACCGACATGGACACGGTGTCCACGAGGTCATCGTGCTTGCCCTTAGGGAAGACGCTGCACTGCCGGATCACCTGTTCGGCCCAGTCCTTGTCGGGGGCGTACACCATGCCCTCGGCGAAAATGTGCTGCACGGCGTACAGGCGCGCGGTCTTGTCGAGGGTCTTCGGGTCATACATCTGCACCGGAAGGTCTTCCGTTCGCATGAGACGCCTGATCTCTTGCGCCACGCTGTGACCTGCCGCCTTGTTCTCGATCAGAAGCTTGTCCACCCGCATGCGTGTGCAGGTGTCGATGACCTTCTTTGTGAGGTCGTGAAGCTCCAGCTTTACTTGGAAGGCGTACATCAGCATGAGCTTCGGCACCGGCCCAAGGCTTTCGCTCTGGTAGCTGGTCTTGATCTCCACGGTGCGGCCGTAGCGATCGACGGATCGCGTGGTTTCGGTCTGGTCCGATCCAGAGAACACGCCCCAGACGGTGAGCGCGCTGAAGTCGTTCTCGGCCTTGGTGGTATATGCCGTGTCGAGGCTCGCCACGATGTACTCGATTGGCGGGTACTCTGGGCGATCCCAGAGACGCCACCAGAGGTCTTTGATGATCCCGCCGCCGCGTGGCTCAGGCTGCTGCTGGAACTGCCCTGCCGTCGCGTACGGTCCCATCGCGCGCTCGTCGCGCTCGACCACCTCCAACGGGAACCGGTCTGGGAACAGAAGCTCACCATCCTCTTCGCGCGGATCGGCGTACCCGAGCTTTGTGGCATACGCCCGGCCGGGATCGTAGCGCATGGGCAGCATGATGTGGTCGTAGCCCATGTTGCCAGACAGGATGATCCCAGAGACATCGTCCTCGTGCAGGCGCTGCATCACCACCACGATGGCGGATCGGTCGGGGTTGTTCAGGCGGCTTGTCACGGCCTCCTTGAACAGCCCCGTCACGGTGTTCCGCTTGGCATCAGAGTTCGCGCCATCGACGCTGTGCGGGTCGTCGATGATCACCCGATCGCCGCGGTAGCCGGTGATACCCTCGAACGCACACGCCTGCCGCGATCCGGTTGCGGTTGTTTCGAATTTGCCCTTGGCATCCTGATCGGGGGTCAGGGTCACCCGGTCGCCCCAGTGGGCCTGATACCAATCCGATTTGATCAGGCGGCGGCTCTTCACGCTATCCCGCAGCGCAAGCTCTTGGCTGTGCGATGCGCAGACGTAGCGCATGTACGGCATGTTCCGCGGGCCCCATTCCCATGCGGGCCAGAACACACCAATCAGCAGGGATTTCATTGTTCCGGGCGGGACGTTCACCAGAAGGCGGTTGTAGTAATCGCCGTTGTCGAATTGATGCTCATCCGTGATGGCTTCGAGGTGTGCGCAGATGAAGTCGATGTGCCAGCCATGAGTGTATGGCTGGCCCGGCTCGATCACATGCCACGCCGCTTTGACGAACTCTGCCAGCGAGAGCTCGCACTTTCGCTTTTCGACCATCCTGTAAAGCGATGCGGCGTCGATCGCGAAGGGTAGATCAATCTTTCCCATTGATTGACTTCTGCAACGCAGCGCCGAGGACATCCAATTCCTCCAGCGACAGGCTCGAGATGTCCAGCTTCGAGGTGGTTTGGATCGGCGGCATGTCGGCGGAGCCGCCCACAGCCACCTTTGCGCCGTATACTTTGGGGCGCAGCTTTTCCGCATACCAGCGGCGCTGTTCGAGGCGCAGCTTAGACCGAGCCACAGCCTCGCCGTTCACGCTCCATCCAACGATCTCGCCATCCTTGTTGCGCTTTTCCATCCAGTCGTTTGATCCGTCGTCAGCGATCTCAAGCATCTGGTCGGCCATGTTCTCGGCCTGCATTTCGCGCGCGCGCGCATACCTTGCGGCAAAATCTTCGTCGGCGGCCAACCAACGCAACACGGTGGTGATATTCGGCTTGCCATCTTCCTTGCAAATCGCGTTCAGGCTTTCCCCGGCGATGATGCGGGAAAGGAGCTCATCTTCGAGCTCTTCCGTTCTGATTGTCGGTCGTCCCATTGGTGATACCTCATGCTGATACCCCAGAAGATAATACCATCAGAACGGAATGTCATCCTCGCTGCGATACCAGACGCCGCCTGTGCGCGTTGGTGGAGGTGGAGGTGGCGCCTTTGCAAGCACCACCCCGATCTCGCGCAGTGCGATCTCGATATGCGCGGGGAGGGTCATTTGGGATCGACCTGCGGCTTGTACTTGCGGTTCGGCAGGTTCCAGCGGCGGTCAATTGCGACCAGTTGGATGGCGTCGATCAGGTCTTGCGCTTGACGCACTGAGACAATGTGGATTTTTTCTTCCGACGACGCATTTTGCCGCAATTCGATCCATCCACCATCATGCGTCACCTCGATGGTGAACAGCGGCTCCCCTCTTGCCTTGACCTTCATCTCACACCTCCTCCTCTACCATGAGCTCTTCGCAGTCCCCGCAGATGATCCGCATACCCTGCTTTGCCCACGCCTTGGCATTGCAGCACGGGCACTCGCGTTTGACTTTGCTGGGGTCTTTCTTCTTGGCGGTTGAGCGCTCTGCCGCCTGCGTGAAATACGGGATGTCGAACGGCATCAGTGCATCGTACGCCTTCTGGAAGTTTCCCATGGGGTCGATGTAGTGGGTCATTTTGCGGCCGGTCTTTTTGCCGCCGGGCTCACCGGTGTCGGACGGGATCAGGCCGACGTTCTCCATCAGGCCGACCCATTCTTTGTTGTGGTGCCCCTTTTTGCCCGGGGTGCCGTATTCCTGTTGCTCCAGATGTGTCATTTCATGCACCAGAGTGGACAGCACCTCGATCAGGTCGCGCGACATGGTGTTGGGGTTCAGGGCGATTTCATGCGTACGATCCCCATCTTGGCGGTGCACAAATTGCTCGGCATGGAAGTGCCCGTGCGACGTGCGGGCCGCGCGCAGGGTGAACATCACCGACGGCAAACGATGATCAAACAGCACCTTGTTAAAGTGGTTGAACGCCTTTTCGAGGTTTTCATAAGTTTCGATCGTGGGGCTTTGATAGTTGGTCATTTCAGAAGTTCCAGTCCATGAAGTAGGTTGCTTTATCTTCGAAGAATTTCTGGCCTTTGTACTTCCAGCCAGTGTTTGTCATGCGGATCGTCAAGTGCTCGATCGGGCTGATTTCGCGGAACAGCCAAGTCTGGTCCTGCTGGTTGTCGCAGTGCCCACAGAAGCCGCCCGGGATCATGTGCGGCTCAAACGCCGGATCGCGATCGACGTAGACGGCGGCAAGCGTCACGGTGGTGCGGGTGCGCTTGACCTCTTTCCACGGGCGCTGTTCGCTGAAGTAAACCTCGGTGAAGTATTTACCGTCTGGCAGGTTCTTGATGTTGGTCACGGTCATGTTGATCACTCAGGTTGATGGTGGATTTCTTCCCAGACGGGGGTGCTGTGTCCCCGGGGCGCAATATCGGTGCGGCCCTGACGGCCTTCGGGCCAGAGGCGGCGGTATTCGTCCTCTGCGGCCTCCAACGTATCGAACGTCATGATCTCGGTGCCGAATCGCGTCCAGTAAGCGCCACGACGGTGTTCCGGGCGCATCAGTTAGATGTGGTAGGGCGTGACGGGGTCGCGCCCATTCCAGTCAGTGGTTGTCATGCTGCGGATCACGTAGGTCATTTTTGTATCCTCTCCAAATTTCGCGGCGGTATCCGGGGGTCAGTTGGTGCCATTCTTCGCGGGTCATGTTGCAGTCTGGCGGCGGCGTGTCGGGGGTTGGCGTCGAAGCCTTGTAGGTCCAGTAGGGTTCATTCATGTCGATCACTCCACAATGTCGGATATTTCGGACTGTATCGTCCCAATGATGCCGTACATCTTCAGGAAGTCCGCCTGAATGCGGCGGCGATCCTCGATCAGGTCGTCGTCCGAGGTGTAGTTGCGGCCATTTGCAACGTCGCAAAGAAGTGCCTTTGCCGCCTCATCCAGCGCCTTGTGCGCACGGGTCAGGGCCATATACGCCGCCACGAAATCGGAGCGCGGGTTGCCGTTGTTGTTGATCTTGGCCTTCATGGTCATCTCCTGTTCTGAACTGAAAACACCCTACATCGTACGATGCAGGGTGTAAACATTTATTTTGTGGCTTTTTCCATAAGAGCGTCTGCCATGGCGAGAGCTTTCTCGGCGATCTCCCAGTACGTCATCCCCGCCACGTTGGGGCCAGCGCACATGGAAGCCGCAATGCGCGCAGCAATTTCAAGTCGCGTCATAAGTTACACCTTTCCGGGCCATCTGGGCCCATGCTTGATCCACTTCGCGGATCGTTTCGTTATCCCCAGCGAGGATGGCTTTGTCGCGCGTCTCGTGAAGCGCCAACAGTTCGTTCTGCGCCCAGCGGCGCACCTCTTCGGCCTTGCGGATCATTTCGATCGGCCCGTCGGCGTCGGAGACTTTGTCGCGGAGGGTGTCGGCCGCGTTGTAAGCGGCCAGCAGTTCTTCAGGCGTTCCCATCTTTGATCTCCAACTTTTCCTTGGAGAACAGCGTGACGTGGTAGGTCTCGCCGTTCGCCATCTTGATGTTGATGTCCTTGGCCACGAAGGTTGCGTGGGTTCTATCCTCCACGCTCACCGAGATGACTTCGAATATGTTGGTCATGATCATTCTACTAGTCCTTTTGCTTTGATGCGAATGGTCTCGACCAGCACCGGCTTTTTGCACAGGTCGATCTCTTCGGGGGTCATGAACTGCTCCAGCAGCTTGCTGTCGAGGCGGCGCTGTTCGGACAGGGCAAGGACGATGTCGCAGGTGACGCCGACATGGCGTTCCTGACCCAGTTCCTTAATCTCTTTCTTGAGCGCTTCGAGCGCGGCGTTGGCGGCGTCAGCGGCGGCTTTGGCGGCGGCGTAGCGGTCGGCGAGGGTGATGGTCATGATGATCTCCTTTTCTCTCTCGATGACCCCTTATCTCACATCGCCAATGTGGGTGCAAGCATATTTTGGCCCTCAATGTGGAAAAAGTAACATTTTCATTCCGAGTAACATTTTCGGCCAATTTTCGTACTAAGTATTTGATTCTGTTGCGAAAATCGGCCCGAGGAAAGTAGAAAAGTAAAAACCTTTATAGATACATATATACACACATAAAAAGACACCCCCTCAGACACCCCTCTCAGAGAGACAGAGAGAGATATATATAAAAATATATAAAAATACTATATATACTATATATATAGGGTTTTTTTTCTTTGTTTTCAAAGTCTTATGAATGCCGTTGTAGGAAATCATTACTTAGGTTTCAAGTTCGGTTACTTCCGCGTTCAATTGCTTTGCGATTTCCTCAAGATCGAACATGCCGTCGAGGACCACGTAAGGCTCTTCATCCTCGACGAACGCCCCATAAACGGCACCTTTCGACAGGGCCTCGAACAGCATTTCAGCGGTTATTTTCATAGTTTTTCTCCAAGATTTTGTCGGTGATTGCGTTTATCTCATCAAAAAGGGCCCCCAGCAAGACGCTGGAAGCCCCCTCTTTCAGTGCCCGCCTGACCCGCTGGCGTAGGTTTAGGAGTCGGATAAGGTCTGGGTCGATCACTTACCTCTCCCCCACTTCAGGCCGCGGCGCAGGCGCTTCTTGGCTGTTTCCTTATCGGCCCAAACGAGACGGTTACTGTCGCCGCTAAACACATACTCAGTGCCTATGGCGCGCACACCGGCCGGGATGACCTTAACGCGCCCAGCGGCTATGGCATCGTCAATGAGCTTGCGCTCTTTATCGGTGATGCCCTGACGTCGTCTGGCTGGGCAGGTGCGCCCCTGATTGCAGTTATGGTTGCATGGTGGGCATATGTAG